TCCGGGTGTAGGTGGTCAACTCCTTCATGAAGTTCCAATACTGACTGCCCCGCTTGTAGGTGGTGGGGTGCTTGAAGTAGAAGTTCTTCTTGATATTGTCGGAGGCAAACTCAATCCGGGTCTGTTTGTTGGAAATGGTACGCTTTGTCCGAATACCGATGGAGTACCCTTGCTGCCGGATAATATCAGCCACATCCCGAGCATAATACTGACCGGCGTTATTGGCCTCGAAGGTGGCGGAGGCGACCTTGTTGGAGATCAGACACTTGGCGCACTCCGGCTTTGTCACCTCGGCGGGAGCATCGTCAAAGACCACATCCACAATGTAGACCTCGCTGCCATAGATGACGGCTACCGGCATAGAGGTGGAGTCAGAACCGCTTTCGGCGGTATCTCCTACGGCAATGATGGTGTCCGGCTCCCGGTCAGGCGGCAGCTCAAAGAAATAGTTCAGCTCGTCCTTGTTGAAGAGAAGACCCTTGGCCTCAAAGGGCTGTTGCTGGAACTCACTCTCAAACTGCTCGGCGGACAGAAGCTCCCGCTGCTCCCGGAAGTAGGCCGTGGTGAAAATCTTCTGGCCCTCTCGCTCATACTCATAATTGCTTTCGTCCGTGATGGGGTCAAGGGCTGGTATCTCAATGGCCCTCCATGCCCAACCCTGTTGCTCTGCGTACTCCTGAATACGGCCAATGGGGTCATAAATGGAATACCTGGTGCCAGTGAAGACCATGGGGGTACCCTCAATGGCACGGCCCATAATGTCGCCGGAGATCACTTCCCACTTGTCATCAAGCCGTTGCCGGTTCTTCGCCTCTTCACGGCCCTCCACACAGTCATCAAGGTACAGGACATTGGTGGCCTCAGACAAGCCCACCTGACGAGCATCAATGGAGCGGCACATGATAGTGGGGAAGCGGGACTTGGATTTGAGGTTGATGATCTTCGTGTCCGCTCCGGTCTGCACCAGACGGGCTTCCGGGAACACATCGTAGAACAGATACTCGTTCGGCACCGTCAGATATTCCAGGCACCCGTTGTAGAAGCTCTTCACAAGGTCATCACCGGTACCTTCCATCAGCGTAGATCGGTCGGGGAATTTCCCGGAGAGCATATTTACAAAATTGATGCCGGTCTGGGACTTTCCCGCTCGTTTCGGCATGGATATTGTCAAAAGACGCAGCTTTTTGTCAAGTATGTCCTGAAAACCCTGTACCATCGGTTTCAGGTAATGCCGTCTGGGGGCATAGAACCGCTTTTCCGGCTTCCGGTCAAGCTCAATATAGGTCATGAACGCATCAAAATTGTGCGGCGCATCGAACAGGAGGCTCTTCCTCCATGCCTCATAGAACCTTTCCGCTTCCGAAGGGGAGGCAAGGCGCAGTTGCTTTGCCGCCATGACCCGCAGCTCCTTGTTCAGAGCGTGAGCCTCCTGAAAATTCTCTTCCTCCCACTGGCGGCAGAGGGAAAAGAGGTCAGTGTACGCCGAAGCGTCCCTGGGCCGGTTTTCAATATGCCGCTTGATACTCTCTGCGAGTTTCTGATAATCCATGAAATCACCTCAAATGGCCCCGGCCAGCCGGAAAGCCTCAAACATTTTCGGGGCCTGAATGGCAAACCAGTCCACCATTTCCTCATTTTTGGCCCAAGCCTTTTCCGGGGCAAAGCTGTTCCACTGTAAGCCGGACTCATTGAGAAAAGCGTGAACCAGCTCATGCCGAATGGTACACTTCTCCATGCGCTGAATGACCTCTTCCTGAGCCGAGGCCCAATCCGGGGTGCTTTTGAGATTGAGAATGACGATCTCCTTGGTGTTGTTGTCACAGTAGCCGCCGTAGTTCATCTTCCGCATGAACTCGTCCTGGTCAAAGTTGACCCGGCGCAGATTGTATTTCGTCCCCAGCACATCAATTTTCATAATGACCTCCCAAAAAGAAAAGGGCTACCGGATTGCTCCGATAGCCCGTAATGGCTGTCACTCCCGCCCCAGCGGGAGCCTCACTCTTTATTCTGTTCCACGATGGTCTGCAATTTACTCGCCAGGTGGAGCCACAGCTTCGGGACTTTATTGGAAATCGCCCCGTCACTCGGAACCGGGCATTGATACCCAGACCCGTCTTTCAGAAAGATTTGCAGATAGAAGCCGTCCGGTATCTCATGCACGATGGTACTGGACTTTGACCCCGCCGTGATTGCCCCGGCCACGACCCCGACCCCTCCGGCAATCGCACCGCCCACAATGGCCCGGGTGATCGCTCCGGTCTTCTTGGTCTTAGTATGCGCCTCTTTGACGATATTTTCAACAATGGCGTAGGAGCTTATATCCCGGTAAGAGATCAGCTTGTCGAAAAACATCATGACCTCGTTATCATCACTGAACATGATGCTGGCATTGGGATTGTAGATGCTCTTCTTCCACCCCTCTGTCCCGAAGATTTGACACCGCTCAAACAGCTTTGCCGTTTCCAGCTCCCTCCGGGCCAGCTCCACTTCATACGGGTCAGGGTCACGCTTGGCCGTCAGCTTATCCAGCCTCTTTTGCGCCTTGGCGATATTCTTCTCATTGCTGTAATTGTCATACTGTCCCATGAGGTCATACCACCTTTCTCACTTTCTCATACCATGTAGGGCGGCTGATACCGAGCTGACGGCAAGCGTCCCTGACGGTAATCAGTCCCTCCCTCTGTTTCTGCAAAAGCCCTTTGAACTCGTCCATGTCCAGCTCCCGGGCCGGACGGCCAAAGCCTCTACCGGTCTTGGCGGAAACCCGCCGCCCATCCACAACCGGCATAGCTTGGATGCCCTCAGCCTGACGCTTCCGTATCTTCTTCCGCTCCTGTTCGGCCACAGCACCCAGAACCTCAATCAAGATGTTGTTGACCATATCGGCAACCCAGTCCTGTCCCTGGAAGTCAATCAAGGTGGTGGGAATGTCAAACACCCGGACGATGACCCCATGAGCCTTGAACCATTCCAGTTCCGCTTTGATCTCTTCCTTGTTGCGGCCCAGCCTGTCCAATTCCTCCACCAGAACCTCGTCCCCGGGAAGCAGGATGGATTTCAGCTTTATGTACTGCTTCCGGTTGAAGTTCTTCCCGCTCTGTTTGTCGGTGAAGATGTGGTCATCGTCCAGGTCGGGAGCATAGGCTTTCAAAGCGGCAAGCTGCCGAGCGAGGCTCTGGTCTTTGGCTGACACACGGCCATAGCCATACCTCACTCGCCATCACCACCTGACCCCAACAGAGCGTCCAGGTCATACTTCGGGTCTTCCTTCTGGTCAATCACGATCTGGTCAGCTCTGCGGACACCGGGCTTCCGCTCCTGAATGACCACTTCATAGCCGAGGGCGGAGAGCATTTCCACGGCACTGTTGAAGGACAGGTTGTTGCTTCTCAGCCGGGAGCTGATTTCATTGCCCCGCTCCTTCCCGAGAGCCTTTGCCATGGTGGTCAGAGAAACATTTTTGGTTTTCATCAAATCTCGAATAGCCTTGTTGATATACATGGTAATCACCTCTTGATGACACTATACACTGAATTTATTTTGTTGTCAATAGGAAGTTGAAAATATTTTGTTACTGAATATCTTTTGTAACTGAATTGGTTTAACACTGAATATAGTTTGTTAGGAATAAAGCCTTTTTATTTTTGTGGGAATTTTCGCCACTCACCCCGGCCCGGTGGCGGTGGATATATCCCCCGGCCCCGGTATCAGGCAACCGGCCCCGGCTGCACTCTGAAAAGCACAAAAGAGCCGCCCCGGAATGAACCAGGGCGGCAACTTCATTTATTTAATTTCATCAATTCAATGATTATTTGAACCGGTAAAAGCAAGATCAGCAGAAGAATATACACGATTACACCGCCTTATATTGTGGTACTCTGATAAATTCATCAAATGCCCACATAACAATATCAGACGGCGCACAACCGGCCACGGGGTAAAAAATTTCGTTCCAATCACTTTGGCAACAACCCCGGATAATTCGCCAATCCCATTTACGGCCCGTAACAACGGAAAGAACCTTGCATAAAATATTGTTCTCTTCCCGGCTTCCGGCTTCCGTATAGGCGTTTACAAGCTCTTTCAGGGCGTGAATATCACGGGTACTATATCGGGCCTTGTCAGGCTCCAAAAGGTCATTTATCGCTTGTGTAGCGTTCTTGTAAAAGCTGCTATAATAACCGCCGTTCTTTATATCGTCCAGGGCTTCGGCCAATTCCCCATTTTCCAGGGCATTATATACCCGGTCAAAAAGGGGGCTTGTGCGGCTAATATAATCCCGGTTGCCGGTCACATTGATATAATCCGGCCCCATTCCTTCATCATCAAATAACAGGCTGTCCTGATATTCAGGCGGTATCTGTTTACAATAGATCATGATTGAACCCCCTTATAAAATCCCGTTTTCCCGAAACTCACGCAAATGGCCATATTTTCGGCCTAACCGGGAAAACATATCTTGAAAAACTGCCAATTCGGAATAACTGTAATTGTGATTGCAAAAATCCGCTTGCCAATCAATAGCGAACTGCCTAACCTCTTCTTTGTTCTTCTGGTATCTTGTCATAACTGCACCGCCTCCAATTCAAAACGGGCCGTTTCCAGGGCGGCAGCGTGTAGCCCTTTCGGGGTATCTGCAATATAAGAAAACATTTCAACCGGCAGCAGATCACAACTAACCGCCATATATAAAGCCCGTTCCGTTGACCGGGTATAAACCCGGCATTTTTCGCAATGGTGACAATCTCCGCCGCATTTCTCCAACCGCCTTAAAGCGGTTTTTAACTTGCGCTCTTCCGTTTTGGTCATATCGTCCACCGCCTTAAAACAACCGAAACAGATTAGAAGAACGGGCCAAAATAATACCATATTCGCCAGTTACTTTATCCCAAATCAAGCCGCCATTTATGCCATAAATACCCCGGCTAACTCCGATTTTTTCATACCATTTAGGCAGCGTGTCAGGGTCAACCGTTGTTAAATCACGGGCCAAACCTAACCGGGCATATTCTTTTAACTGTTTTCTTGTGTATTGCTTCATCTTCCCGCCGCCCCCTTTACTAATTCTTGATAAATCAAATGAGTCAAGAGCCGTTCCGCCTGTTCTTCGGTATATTGCGCCCGTTCCCGTTCCGACTGTTGCAAAATGTCCCCCAAATCAGCCACGGCGGAGCGGTTATAATAATAGCAAGTATCAAGGATAGACGGTAAACCCTGGCACCAGTCAATAAAAACTTGTTCGTTCGTGTACCCTTTCCGGCTCTGGTATTCCGGGGAATATGCCTTTTCCTTCGCATGGACAGACAGAATAAACCGGGCTACATTGGGAAAACTACAAGGGCCGGTAAAATCATACCCGCAAGGGTCAAAATGATCTAAAATATATTGCCTGATTGCAAGCCGGGCTTCTTTGTTTGTTGTTTTCAGTGACATATTAAACCGCCTTTCTTTCCATATGCTTTACCAACCGAACCGCAAACCGGCCACAAGAATTTTCCCGGTATTCCTTCAAACGCTTTACCGCTTCGGCCCTGGTATATTCGCAATCTTCGACTTCCCACCCGTAACCGTAATTTGTTTCAATGTCCCACCGGTCAACGGTTTTTCTGACATACGCCATAATTAAATCCCCTTTCTAAAATGTCCGTTGCCAACTGAATTTATTTTGTGCCTTTAATATACACTGAATATTTTCAGTTGTCAATAGGAAAACACAAAAAATTTTCAGTGCTTTTGCCGCCTATATAATGTGTAAACAAAAGTACACTTTACCAGACAACCGGCAGCGGCTCCGGCCTGGTACCAGATCAGCCAGGGCGGGGACGGCTCCGGCCAGATCAGCCGCCAGGGGGCCAGGGTCAGGGGGTCACCCCGCCCCGGGGCGGGATATGAAGGGAGCCGCCGACCTTCCCGGGAGGGAGATCAGCGGCTCCGATAGTCGTGGAGGCAAGTTCAAAAGTCGTGAACCATAGTCGCAAAAGTCGTGAAAGTCGTGAACCATAGTCGCAGATCAATCGTCTGCTTCATAGTCGCTGGCAGTTGCCTCCAAATACTTCTGTTGCAGCTCTTCCGGGGAAGTCGTTTCCCCGAGCTGGTTGTTGGGGGTCAACACGACCTCCTGCTTGTCCTGATAACCAAAATGGTTTTTCATCAAAAAGATTGCGGCAACGGGGTTAATCTTGCCGTTTTGGGCGTAATCTTCCATCTGAGCGTTCAAAAATTGGTACGCTCTTTTTATAAGATTACGGCTATCCTCGGGCAAAGTCTTGCTATCAACCCCATTTGCCCATGCCCATATCGTCTTTCTACTCACTCCAAAGGCCAATGCCAGTCCTGCAACACTCGGCTTCATATCATCCTCAGCACAAATGCTCAGGTACATTCCGATACGCTCTTTGACCTGGGGAGGCTGTTTCATATCCACACTGGGCCAGTCCCACATTCTCAAAGAATGTTCAATATACCTCCGGTTGTCACCCGGCTCAGTATGGACACTCATGGCCTCTGTCCGATCAGGACGCTTATTCCCGCCAGTCCCTTTCGGTCGGCCTCTGCCCCTCTTAGGGGCCAGCTCTTCACTCATACTCGGCACTCCTTCACAAATTATTTTCAGTCGGCCTTTAGTGAGTTTAGTGAACCATTTTCGATTTTTGCCATAAATCTCTCTATATATATCTCTCTATGGAGGGTTTATACAGAAAAATATAAAAATAGCCGTCAAAAATGCCCTCAAAGCCTTACGCCACAATGGTTTCCGGTAGTGGGCGATTATTCACTAAAAACTCACTAAAAGTCGCAAGTCGCAAATATATTCAGTGAACCACTAAATATATTCAACCTTCTGCCTGCGGGTTAATGCCCTTATCCAGCAGATAGTCGAGAATGTCATCAGACAGGCAATACCCATCACAGTCGGCTCCGTCATAGAAGACGGTTTCCGTCAGAAGGTTCAGCACATAGAAGCTGTCCTTCTGCTTATTCAGCAGCATCCAGGCCGCTTTCAGAAGGGTCACTTCACTCGGCACCCATCGGACAGGGGGTTGTCGTTGGCGCACATGACGATCTCCACGGAGGCTTCCTCGGGAATGTTACTGAGCTTCGCTTTCAGGTCTTTTACGGTCACCGAACTCACTCCTTCCACTCTCGCAATAGGCTTTTGCCCGGGCGCACAGGCGGTCAGTGTCCACGCCATACTTTCCCGGGCCGGTGCCGTCACACGAAGGACAATCCCTCTCGGCACAGGTGAGGCAAGGACATTTGCCCTCGGTATGATTGCAGTAGTTGTAGATCATCTCACTTCTCCTTCTCCCGGGGCAGTTTCGTGGTCTTTCCGTCCGTCAGGTCATCACTTCCGAGCTGATAAGATACCAGGCTCATTCCCTCGGAGGTGATCTCCACGCCGTTGAAGAAACCACACACGATGCCGTCAGGAATATCCAAAGTGACCTTCATCTCTCTCCCTCGCTTTCCTGGGTGGGGTTGCTGGTCATGGAAGCCCGAATGAGAGCCTGGGTCAAGAATTTCGCCTCTTCCTCACTCGCACCGGCCTGAATGACGGCCCGGTAGAAAAGGAGGCTCGTTTCAGCCAGGACACCAATCGCATTTAACAGCTCTTTGAGGTGGTCATTGTTACTCACTCAACCCATCTCCTTTCTCATGCCGGAGGGAAAGCATCTTCTCCCGGGTCATCTTGTCCACCACTCGACCGATCTCGAAGTACCCGGCCATAGCCGCCAGCTTTTCCAGGTTCTTTGCGGTCTGCGCCGTGACCAGAATGTGAATACGGCGCATATTCTTCTTGTTCATGAAATCATCCTTCCTGAGAATTTCTCATGCAAAAGTCGTAGAAAGCGGCCAGGTGGTCAGCGGCCTCCTTCATCTCTTCATAGGAGCCGATATAGCTGCGGCAAGAGGCTCTGTCCAGGGCCGTGATGATTTTGCCCATCTTCTGAAACAGGTTGGCCCTCTCATTTTCGATGTTCATTTCATGAACCGGCGTGAGGAATACCGTTTCCTTGGTGAAAAACTCGGTGCCGTCCTCACATACCACCTTGGTCTTTTTCGGGGTGACCCGCTTGATGGTGAAGGGGCGGTAATAGGTCAGGCCGGTGTAGTTGTTCCATCCATAGGTGATTTTTCTCGGGACGCATACCCGCATCCCAGGTTTGAGATCAGCGGCGGGGATAGAAACCTCAAACTCATGTGTCTTCCAGTAGGCCACGGCCTCATGCGCCCCCTTTCATGCGAATGTTCCGGTAGGTGGGGTAGCCGGAGTAGACAGTCTTCCCGCTATGCCATTCAGGGTGAGCCTCCATGTCGGCGTTGAACCGCTTTGCGCTACACACGAAGTAGCCATTGGATTTACACCAGATTTTGTAAGAGTCGTAGAGGCTCTTCGCTCTGGTGTAGGCACCCTCGGCCTTTTCACACTTCTCTTCCAAGAACTGCAAAACCAGGTCATTGTCCTTCTCATACTGCCTGACCACCTGACGCATCTCAGGGGACATTTTCAGGCCGAACCGCTTGTACTTGAAGTAGCCCTCCAAGAGCCAGGTGAAGATGCCACGCATGGCCTCCGGGGTCTGGAACTCATTTTTGAGGTTCTTGTCCTGCTCGTCCTCGGAGAAATGCCGGTTGAACTCCACCACTCGCACACGGTCGGAGGCGAAGAGGCTCTTATCATTGACGGAAGGAAGGTCATTGCAGGACAGCCAGAGGGTGAATTGAGGCAGGAAAGTCGTGGTGGCTTCATAAAGGTTCCGGGCCTTGATCTCTTCGCCACCGGTGAACTGCTTGATCGTTTCCTCGTCCAGTTTGCCATACTGATTGCTCTCGGCCATGGTGACAAACCGCTTGCCTTTAAGGGATGCCAGCATGGGGTTCGCCGCCTCGGCGTTTTTGGAGCGGTCAGACTTGCAAATGATGGACACCGGCGACACGGAGGCGTAATCGCCCAGGAGATGGTGAATGGCACTAAGCATGGTGGACTTCCCGTTGCGGGTAGTCTTGCCGTGGAGAATGAACATACACTCTTCATTCGCCATGCCGATCATTGAGTAGCCCAGGGCCTTTTGCAGATATTCAGCCTTGTCCGGGTCATTACAGGTCACTTCGGAAATGAACTGCTCCCACCGGGGGCAGCGGGTGTCCTGCAAGGTGTAGTCGAAGCCGGTCTGCATGGTGAGGAAGTCCCGCCAGTCGTGTTCCCGGAACTCCATCTTTTCCAGGTCATAGGTGCCGTTCAGGCAGTTTATGAGATAGGGGTTCGCATCAAACTGTTCTGCCGTGATAGGCATGACGCTGGCAGCGTCCTTCATGAGCCGGTCACGGAAGCGGCGGTCACCCATCTTCACGATGAACTTCATGTACTCTCTGCGGCGGTCTTCGTTGTCGATCTCCCCGCAGTAGAGGGCCATGAGGCGGCAGAACTCCTTGATCTTCTCGGCCACCAGAAGAGAGCCAATGTCCTTCCGCCATGCCCCGTTGGAATAGGTGTACCAGCACTTCGCCTCCGGGCAGAAACGGGTATCATTCTTGTAGCACTCGGAAAACAGCTCCGCCATGCCGGACTCGTCCCAGGAATAGCCGGTGCCGCTGATCTGGTGGCTCCGCTCCGGCTTGGACTCCTTGATGTAGAACATCTTCTGGGACAGGTCTTTGTCCATGATGTAGCGGCCATTGGAGAGCTGAAAAAGTTCCTGCTCTTCCGTGGTCATGATTTCATCTGCCATTTCTCGTCACCTTCCTCATTGTCTTCGCTATCACCAGCACCGCACAAGCCTGAGCGTCTTCATCCCACCACGCACATTTCTCTCGGCAGCAATGCAAAACCTCGTCCGTAGCGGCGTTGAGAGGGCAATATTGCTTATTCTCCATCTACTACACCCCCCCCATAGAAGAAAGCGTTTTTCAGAGCCGTGTCGATATGGGCCATGATCTGAGGCGGAAGAGTACAGACATACTTCCAGTCATCGGTAATGTCGATGACCCGCACCTGTTCGCACTCGGCCATGCTCGGTTCCAGGTTCTCCCACACAAAGGCGACATGGGTGGGCATTTCCAGCCGCTTCATCTTTGTGGTCAGAGGGATTACGATGCTGGTAGCGGAGAACTGGTTGCCCATGTTGTTCTGGACAATAACCCAGGGCCGCTTACCGCCCTGAACATGGCCGGAGGCCGGAATGGGAACATCTATGATAACAACATCTCCACGCTGATAGGGTTTCATAGTTACCTCCTGTATCTGGTTACAGAATTTACGATGGTTTCAATCTCGGAGCGGGGAAGGGGCGGCTTACAAGCCTGAGTGTTGGCATACAGCAGCTCCTTGTAAATGTCCGCCTTGGAATATCCCTGGTTGTGCATCTGACCGGCCAGGGAAGTCAGGCTGAGGTTCCGGCTTCCGGTGGTGATTGGGGGATATTCGGGCTTCACGGCGATCTTCCCGTTCTCTGGTTTCCGGTAGACGGGAGAATATATCCGCTGGGGAGCGGAGAGGCCGGTACCTTCTTTCGGAGCATCCGGGAAATACTTGGACACGATGTAGTCAATCGCCTCCTGGTTTTCAATGATCTCCGAATAGATAATCACCTTGCCGGTCATAATGAAGTACCGGCCACTCCGATATATCTCCACGCCATTCCGGTTGTTGCGGCCCTTGAAAGGGAGGGAGCCTTTTAAGAGGACATGAACACCTCTCCCGCTCCGGCTCTTCTCCGTGTAGGAGCCGCAACGACCGATAATGTCAGCCGCCAGGGGTGTCAGAAAGCCATCGTCAAAACCAGCATCAATGTCAATGCCGATCAAGCCGTCATCGTTGAAAACATACCCGATGCCGTCATAAATGTCGTTCTCCACATTCAGGACGGCACACTCAAAAGTCCCCCAGGTATCAGCCAGCATAGAGGAAGCGGCCTTTTTCTGCCAGGTCTGCATGGGTACCTTGCTGCTGTTCCAGACATTGACCCATTGGGCTTTTTCTTTCAGTTCCTCGGGTATTTTTTCATACATGACAGATACCTCAGCTTTCGTAGGGAGTAGGAAGACTCCAATCCCAGATTTGTCCGCCACGGTAGGCGTTGCGGAAGTGGTTGCGCTTTCCGTCACCGGTGAACCACAGGTAATCGGAAGGAAGAACTCTGCCCACATCCGCCTCACCGTCTTTCTCGGCGTACCAGCGGGACAGAACATCTTCGCAGAGGGCTTCAATTTCATCATCAACCGGGTTATCTGCATCATACCCGACAAATTGATATGGAGCGGTTACAACGGTCACCAGCGGCCCATAGCCATGATCTACACGGTTGAGAGCGCACCAGACACAGGCCGCTTTCTCGGTATCGGAGGGGACACCCCGGGCCTCTCCCCAGACCATTTTCGCCAGGACGGTAACCTCTTCCTCACTCCACGGCTCAGGAGTCGGAGAGGGTTCGGGGATTACCGTTTCTTCTGGCAGAGTGGGCAGAGGCTCCGGCGTGGCTTCCGGGGTACGGGCGGTGCATGAGGTCAGGCAGAGCAAAGAGATCAGAGCTGCCAGGAACAGCTTACTCATTGACCGGCTTCCTCTTCCGCTGCTTGGTGGCGAAGAAATACTTGCTGTCAACGCACACGGGATAGCCGGGGAACCGGTTGCTGGCCCTCTTCTCGCCCTGGTTGTAAATCTGCTCCGCCGCTTCCAGCGGCATTTCGCCGGAAACATGGTCAGCACCGGCGACCATGATGTACGGGACTTTCCCGTTATTGTTCACGAATGTCATGAATACTTCCCCTTTCTCTGTTCCATGCCTCAACATCTACGCCGATCTTTTTCAGCTCTTCCTTGCAGAGCCAGGTGTAGTCATCGGGCATTTCGTAGTGGCGAATGAGGCGGTCATGCTCTGCGGCAACGGCCTCATAAAAGCGTCTGAGCCTCTTCGGGCCGAAGCCCAGGTGAACCGCCAGGGTGTAGAGTATCATTGCGTCAATGTCATCGGTGTACCGCTTGTCCGCTTCGATGATTTGCCGATTGATCTCCATGTTCATTGCCTTGCGCTCGGCAGCGGTGAAGGTAGCACCGTAGACTTTCCCTCCGGCTTTCTTCACAATCATGGCTCACACCTCAATGTCCTCGAAGAACACCGGGTACCTCGCCTTGAAAATGTCGAGAAGCCGATGGGCCACCACTCTCATGTCAGGGTGAGCGGCGGGAGAGGTGCGGAGCCGGAGGAAATGCCTCCATTCCCGGATATTGGCCGTCATGACCACCTCGGTCTTCGTGCTGTTGGGCAGAACAGACCGGGCTTCCTGGGGAGAACAGCCAATGTCCAACAGCTTGAAATAGCTCTGCTCGGCTTCCTCGCAAGCCTTTTTCCACAGGGTATAGGGAAGATACCCTTCGGAAGTCCAGGCCGGAGCAATGAAGGTGATCTCGGTGCCGAACTGCTCCTTCCCGTAGTTGCAGTACCGGGTACTCTCCTGGCAGTAGGAAGCCAGCCGGTGCCGGACGATCTCATGGCTCACTCCCCGGTCACAGGTGAAGCGAACGGTCACGCTGCCATGCTCAATGACGGCCTCATGGCCCCGCTTCAAAATGTTCTGGACAAACTTCTCTGCGCTGCCCTCACTGATCTTGGCCTCGGACTTGTAGCAGGTGCGTCCGGCCAGCTCAGTCAGAGAGAGAAGGTCAAAATAGGCGGGAGAGTTGATAAGCTCAACCTTGGGTTCAATGATTTTCATGGTCAAACTCCTTCCACATGGCTTGCCAGCATATCGGCATGGTGCGTCCAGAGGACATTGGGCCACATCTTCACGGCCCTGGTGTAATCGTTCCACTCCTTCTCCGGGGTGAAAGCTCCCATGTGATACCGAATACAGGCAATTTCCTCTTCGGTCAGTTGGAAGAACTGCGACAGCAGCATGACCGACTTCTCCCCGTGGCCCTTGAAGAGCGTGTCGGGGTTGTACTCCCAGAGGATAGTGTTTTCCTGCCGCTCACACCTGTACTGGTCAATCTTGCAGAGATCATGGAACATACCCACGATATAGGGAGAAATCTTCCGCTGCCAGTGGAGGCCGTTGTCCTTCGTGAGCTGGACAAGGAACCGCATGACGGAGGCAGAGTGCCGGTAGAGGCCACCTTCGGTTGCCCCGTGAAAGCGGGTAGAGGCCGGGGAACGGAAGAAGCCCTTTCTTGCCAGCCAGTCCAGCATATCAACCGGGATGATGGGCGTACCGTCAGGGAGCATCATCAGGTCACAGAAGTCCCGCAAATCGGACTTACAGAAGCAGTCACTCATGGGCGGCACCTCCTTCATATTCGGGCCGGTGAACACTCCGGTCAGGGTCAAAGCCCTCCGGGTATCTCTTTTTCAGCTTATCGACATTGTGCTGGGCCACGGCTTCAAGGGTCACCCCGAGGCCGGTAGCCGTCTGGGCCACATACCACAGTACATCACCCAGCTCGTCCAGGAGCTTATCAGGGTTGAAGTCATGGCCCTGGAACTCGACCTTTTTGAGAAGGTCAATACACTCACCGGCCTCTCCGTTCAGGCCGTAGCACCCGTTTCTGATCTTGTCCCACGGGCTGAGATTGCCGGAGGTGCGCTCGGCGGCTTTCTGGTACTCATTCAGCGTCATGCTTCGCCGCCTCCATTTCCACTACGGTCATAATGGCGTAGTTGGCGAGGTCAATCAGGGTGTCCCGGATAGACTCGTCATTGACCTTCTGCTCCCCGCCCCGGGAGAGGGTCTTGAACCGGTTGAACTTGTCCCCGAGCCTGATACGGGCCATTGCCATACCCTCTTCAACAAAGGTCTGGTGGAAACTGTCACCGTAATCGTGGTTCTTCCGGGCATAGAGGTCATTGATTTCCTCGCAGACTTCCCGGTGAAGCTGAACCTTTGTCTTTGTCGTGGTCAAAGTATCTTATCCTCACTTTCCACAGAGTTTTCAACAAACCATTGGAGAGGGAGGCCGGAAATGATAGCCGACCTCCCTCGTCAGGGGTCAGCCCAGAAGAGCCATCAGGTCACTCTTGGACTTAGGGGCCGCAGGAGCCGCCTGGGAGGCCGCAGGAGCGGCTTTCTTGGGAGTGGCGGGTGCGGGGGCAGCCTGGTCATCCCAGCCATCAGAGGGCCGCTTATCGGCCAGACGGGCGAAGGTGATGGTCTTATCCGGCTTGTTCTTGTTGGGCTGAACATCATGCTCAATGTCGCACTCAATGAAGTGGCCCACAAGGTCTTCGTGGTCGATCTCGGACAGCTCGAAGTCCTGCAAGGCGGTCTTCGCAAAGTAGCTGAACGCATTGAGCGCACCCTCGTTGGCAGACCCGTCCGCTTTCAGCAGAGAGAACCGCTCAATGTGCTTGGCCCCGCTCTGCGTCTGCATGGTGACTTCCAGCTTGCCGAAGGCTTCCTTGTAGCTGACCCCGGTGATCTTGAAGACATGGGTACCCTCGGGGATAAGGGAAAACCCATCACTCAAACCAATTTTAGCCATTGTTCATTGTCCTCCTTAGATTTCGTCAGAGATGGGGAAGATGATGCCCACCAGTTCCTCTTCGTCCCCGGGCAGTACCGGGAAGCTCTTCACCAGCAGAGCCTTTCCGACATTGGTGTTGGTGTCAATGTCGTAGGCATACAGGATTTCACAGGTGTCGGTCTTCTCGATCAGCTTCCAGTCATCGTTGCTGATCTTCACGGAAATGTCACCGGCCTGGGTCTTATAGACCCGAACGCAGTCCTTGATTGCCCCATCGGGATAGGGCATGATAGCCTCGGACAGAACCGCATAGTCCGTGTGACCGATCTGGTCAAGCATCTTGGAAATGCCCTGGGGCATTTCCTGAATGGCCGCAGCGGTCACGCTCCGCACAGAGGGCGGAATGAGCATCATGGCCGTGGGAGAGGCCAGCCAGCGGTCGGCAAGGGGCAGCTCTTCGACTCCCCGGTTGTAGATGACCCCGCTGGAAGCCAGGGACTTCACAAAATTCTTGAATTTCATCAGGTCATGCCTCCTTGATGGATTTCGGCAACAGCCGGTAACTTTCCTCGGTAGTGCTGTACTTCTCCAACACCCCGTCCGCTTTCATGGCGTTCTTGTCGATCTTGGTGGTGGTACTCTTGCTGACCTCCCAGAGATAGGAGGAACCGATGACAGACACCTTTTTGTCCCCCTCCCGGAACTGCTGGATAGCCGCCTTTTTAATCATCTCGGTCAGGGTCTTGTACCGTTTCTCGTCATCGGCAACCTCGGAGGCATGAGCATCCAGCTTGGCTTTCAGCTCTTCGGCCTCCTTCACCAGAGCCGCCATGTCGGTTTCCGGGGAGAGGTTGTTGGTACGGAGGACAGCGAGAATTTCAGCGTCCTTCTTCTCGTCATAGGCCGGAGAGAGGCCGGTTTCCACATGGTCTTTCCACCACTTCAAGGCGGGTTTCACATACCGCTTCTCAAAGTCCGGGTACCGCTCAGATACCTTGAAAGGCCGGGTGATCGTGTTGGAGGGGCTGCACACGAAGTTCTCAGGATGTTCGTAGTCCCCGGGTTCCAGGAAGGAGGCCACCATGATTACATCGTCCACGCCCAGGAGGAACGCATAGAGGGCCGCTTGCAGAGCGTAATACTCAGGAATGTCCTCAGCCCAATCCTCAACCCGCTTGGAGGTCTTCATTTCCAAAACGGTCACGGGCTTGCCGTCCTTGCCATGCAGAAGGTAGTCCCACATACCGCCGAGTACCGGCGTGTCGGAGAAGAAGTCACCGAAGGTCTTCTGGAAGTAGTTCTCCCCGTAAATGTCGGTCGGGGTGACCAGATTGGTCATGAAGTAGGTGTTCTTCATGTACTCAGCCTGTTTCGGCTCAATGGTCTTACCGGCAATGGTGTAGATCGTGTCCTCAAAGGGCTTCTGGTAGGTGCGGGTGATCTCACACCAGACCTCAAAGGGAGTAGACCAGGGGTTGAGGCCGAGGATGGTAGCGAACCGGGTAGCGGTCAGCTTCTTGGGCCGCTTCGGGGGAACAATCTGAATTTTGTTGTCAACCCATTCCATCATCAACCCTCCTGCGTGTCATACGCTGCCAGCATCTCCCGGACACCGGAAATGAGCTGGTCACACACATCGGCGGTGATCTTGGTGAAGCCCTCGGTCTTCACGGCCACATTCTGGACAAAGCTCTCCTGCTCCGCATCCAGCTCCATGAGCTTTTTCAGCTCCGCTTTCAGCGTGGCGACCTGTTCCTCACTGGCGGCACCCTCCGGGGCGGAAGTCAGCTCGGTCTTGATCTCCTTGCGCTGCTCAGGGGTCACAGGGGCCTTTCTGGTGGGCTTGGGAGTCGGGGGAGGGGTGGGAGTGTCCTCACCGACCCCGGAAGTGTTGTCGATGCTGTCGGCCTCGATAATGTCAAGGACGAGCTGCCACAGGTACCGGCGCATATAGGTGAGGGAGCTGCCCAGGGCTTGCATCTCGTTCGTCACCACCTTGCCGCTGTTGGACACGATGGGAGCGATCTGGGTGAAGGGGGCCTCGAAGGTCATAGGCTCTTCGTCCCGGTCATCACAGTTGAAGACCTTGGCAACAGCGTACTCCTTGCCGAAGGTGGGAACCATCAACAGGCCCACTTCGGTGAAGATAGCCTCGGCCACGGGAACAATGTCGGCCAGCTCGAAGTACATGAACTCCAAGTGGATGTTCTTGCCGGTCTTCTTCACTCCGGCTTGCAGGAACTTCAACCGGGCAATTTGCAACTTCCGGCAGATGTTCATGCCGCTGTAATCAACGGCGGGGGCGGGGGTCTTTTCAGTTTTCACTGGCATAGCAATAATCTCCTTTTTGTTTAGAATTTCTGGATAGAGTTCTCGGCAAGATTTTCCGTCTTTGCGTGGAACATAATCCTCAAATGAAACCGCTCTGTTTAGAAACAGTGAATTGCTCCATCTGGCAAGGTCTGTTAGAAAACGATCATGGGTGCCTTTCTGATAAATCATCACATAAGGCTGATATCCAAGTTCAGTCAGAGAGCGTACCCGATACCAGTCCTCTTCGTGAGAAGTATCATAATTCGTCAAAACATAACACCGTATATTTCTGTCTGAACCACGGTAATGTTTCTTAAAGCACTCCAATCCTCGAATGATCGCCTTTTCGTTTTTCATAAAGTCAAAAGCGAAATGAATTGTTTTGATTTTGACTTGATTGATGAGTCTGGCAATGTCATCAGTGATAAATCGGGCGTCAATTCCCTGGGTGAAATCAACACTGGCACCGCTTTCAATTAGCTCGTTTAGAAGCGTTTCTCTGTTTCGGCAAGCTAACAAATTCGGGTCGAGAAGTTTGATTTCCCGCTGCCCGTTCCAAAACTCACTTAAATCTGCTACCTGAATACTTTGGCTTCCTTCTTTTGGGCATACAATGCAGAACGAACAGTCATTACAACAGCCACGGGTTAAAAAACCATAAGCCGTATTTTGATATTGCGGAAACAAAGAGTAATCGGGATAGCGGTGTTCAATTTCAACTGGCAAATTCTCGTGCAATTCACGGTGAAATACTTCTTTGCCACCTTCCACTTTTATCGCATATCCTGTCCCCCCCGTATTACTTCATCTGCATGGAACATAGGAGGAGATTGAGGGATTTTGCTTAAAAGAGGCAAATTGAACACTTTGCTCAAATAAACTTTGTCATAATGTTCACCTTCTTTTATCAATTCAACGCTATCCCCCTGTTCTTTGTGATAGGAAGATAATTTCATAAGAGGGAGATTAGGAAAGTTGATGGAGTCAGACCACATTCCTATTTTCAAAAATCGCTTCACCTCTTCTACTGGATTTATTTTTCAATACCATTGGAGAGCATTTCCAGAAAATCACCACTCCAACAGAGCTGTCAACTCTCGCTTCACCTTGTTCACTCGCCTGGTGTTCCGCTTCGGCGGCTTTATCCCGAGAAAATCTCGGACATATCGCTTCGCCAGCCGGATATACCAGTCACGGTCAACGACTTCGATGGAAAGGCGGTTGTCGTTGTCCACCACACACCTTGACGGCAACCCGGCAATCTTCACGGGGTTACCGGTTGAGAGGTGCATCTTGTAGAGCGTCCCCATGCGGTGATCGTCAGTGGCATAGACACGGTTGACCTTCTGCACCACCTGTAACTCTCCGTCAACCTCATGGAGAGCGTCACCATACTTGCTCCCGGCCTTGGCGATCAGTTGGAAGTCCAGCAGCTTGTCGCACCCCATGATGGTCTGTTCCACGGGAACCCCGTAGGCGAGACAGTCTTTGACTGCCCTGGCGACCACACAGGCGTTGTTGTTGACATTGAACGCTCCTGCCGGGGCAATCCCTCTCACCAGAACCCCGCCTTTGATTTTGGGGTCACCTTCAAAGGGAACCTCGACATAATTGTTCACATCTTTCTGGCAGATCATCTTTATCAGGTCTTCTTCCAGCTCAAAGCCGGTGCGCTGCTCCCACTCACCGGTGATCTCCTGATACCGGGGAACATCGGTATCATCCAGACTGACCATGATACCATCGGTGTTGAGCTGGATGATTTTCAGTGTGGGGCAATCCTGAATGAGATGGACGGCCATTTCGAGAAGCTGTAACTGGCCGGAAATGCAGACCGACCGGCCCATGAGAGGGTCATAGAGGTCATTGTACTTGTTCAGCATGGCACCGTAGGTGGTGTTCAGCACCAGCTTCAAGGCATTGGCCGTAGCCTTGTCCCCGGCCTTTTTCGCCTTGACCCGCCGCTCAATGGTGGCAGCGTACACATCCGGGGAAGGAATATTGCGGCTACAATACCCGTTCAAGATCATCTGGTGAGGATAGTAGCTGGCAACATCCTTATTGCGAATGGTGCGGGTTTCCGTAGCTTCCTCCCGGTAACAGGGAATGGCACCGTGAATACCGCCATAGGCGATTGTGCAAGGGCAGTCACCAACCATGATTTCCAGCTTCTCCTTGAACACCACCTCGCTCGGGATGCTCATGTCTTTCAGCCGGTCAAAGAAATCAAATACCTCCTGGGGGATATACTGCCGTAGCAGCGTGTCCGGGTATTTGTATTCCCTCTCGTCAAAGTGGGGTTTCTGCTCCGCATCAAGATAGGCAGCGGTCAGCTTGGCATTGGTCATGTAGAGAGCCTTGGCCGGGTAGATGCCCTTCTCTTTGCCCAGGGTCAATTTGCTGGACAGGTAGCCTTGCCGAAGGTCATCCAGCCGGTCGGTTGCATCCACATCATGCTTGCAGTAGAAGATGACCTCTTCCAGCTCTTCGGGGGTCAGCGGTCGATCAAGATTGAACGACACGGTGGTTTCCCGAATATCCATGCCCAAGTGCGCTTCGATTGCTTTCAGGGACAACCCCATCTGGCAATCGTCCATGAGGTCATATTGGTCAAAGTAGACCCGGCTCTCACGGAGATCAGGATGTTCCCATCCCTCATGCCCCTGGACGATGATGAAATCATTGACCACCTTCACCTCTTCCGGCGTGTAGTCCGCCAGGACTGCTTTCAGAATGAATTGGTCATAGTGCTTATTGTTGAACCCGGCCAAAAGCGGCTCCTGCTCCATGAACTGTTTGACAGCCTCATTGTCGTTGTGAATTACGGTGTATTCCCCGGTGGCCTTGTGCTTGAACACGAAGAGCCAGTCAAAGGCGAACACCTCACAGTCGAAGATGAAGAGGCTTTCATTCAAGGGTTTCACCTCCAAACAGGTTGTTCAAGTACCTCTCTGCCAGGACTTCTTGTACGCCCTCCATGATATAGAGCATACACGGAAATGCCATCCCATTTCCCCACATTTTGTATTCTGCCGAGTCTTTGTGAGGAACCAGGGCGCACCAGTCTTTTTCAAAGCCTTGAAGAGATGCACATTCGGTAGGGGTCAATTTTCTGGCAAGATAAATCACTTCCCCGTCTTCCGTTTCAGTGGGAACGAAGAGAGTCTGGTCATTTCCACAGGCCAGTGTTGCGCTCTTATCTTTCTGTATCAAAGCTCCCTTACCCCCCCTCACAACCTCCACGAATTTTGAGCGTATAAGGGATTGGAACTCCAACCAGAAAGCGAGGAAATTTGTGATCTCTTGCCATCATGGTATTTGCCACCTCGGTCTGCTTAAATTCTCCGAAGGTGACTCCTTCCCATGTTGCCGAATGAGGACGATTGGCACATTCCCCCCCCCTGTACCCATTCGTCCGGCGAGGGTCTGGATTATTCCATCTGCTCTGAGGGTAGCTCGGCAGTCCTGAGCGTGGTTTTCAACTGCATAAACGCAATCGTGTTCAGAAGAGCTTGCTTCAACAGGGGGTCTAAGGGTTTTCCCCGTTCTTCTGACCTCCTTAAAATTCCTTCGCAAGCCCGTCCGCTCAAATAATATCCGTCCGGCACATTGTCCTCCAAGATCGAGGACAAGGAACACACGCTTGCGTCTTTGGGCGACTCCCCAAAATTGAGCATCAAGTCCTCTCCAAGCGAGAGAGGAATGATCTCCCAGGATGTAACCGGTGCGGGGCCATCTCTGCCTCCCTGACCGGTCTTCCTCAAATCGAGGAACGCTATCGCTTCCTTCGCAGATTTGCCAGAGCGTTTCGAGGACTGTTCGGAAGTCTTCGCCCTGTGTCGAGCTAAAAGCTCCGTAAACATTCTCCCAAATTGCGATTTGTGGGTATCTTCCATTGGTGGCACACCTCATTTCCGATATAACTCTCACCGCTTCAAGAAAGAGGCTGGATTGTTCTCCGGCCAGCCCCTTCCGGTTACCGGCGATTGATAAATTCTGACAAGGTGAGCCGAAAGTGATAACATCCACCGGCTCAATTTTAGAGCCGTCCATTTTAGTAATGTCCCCGAGATGGGTCATATTCGGAAATCTTGACTGAGTGACAGCCATCGGAAAAGGTTCGATTTCGCTGGCCCAGGCGGGTTTGATACCGACCGCAGAAGCGGCCAGTGGACAGGTACCGCTACCATCGAACAAGCTGCCCAATTTCACCTTGTCACCTCCTATTCCATTATTTTGCACCCACATTTGCGGTACGAAGTACACCGCTTTTTGTAGCTGCGGACGAGGTACTGGATGCCGTCATCCACATAATCGTAGACAATCGGCTCTCCTTTTCCCTCGAAGGTTCTGGCAATGCGCCCCACGCTCTGCGTGACAATGGCGTAGTCCTTTTGCGGAGTGGTCAGATACAGCCGGTCAAGCCGGGGAATGTCCAGCCCCTCTTTCGCCAGAGCGTAGGTTGCAAACAGATAGTGCTTTTTCCCGGCCCTCATGTCCTCAATGGCTTGCTCCCGTTTCGCCTTGCCCTTCTTGGAAGTCATTTTCCCGTCCACCATTACGGCCTGATCTCTCAGGTGTTTCGGAAGATGGGCCATCAGATATTCCAGGTGGGCCAGCCGGTCGGAAAGAATGAGGTTGTAATGGCCGGAGTTGAGCATCAGGTCACCCACAATCTGACCGTTTCTGCAAAAGTCCTTTGCCAGATAATTCACCAGCTTGGCATAGATGATCGTGCCGTCCGTGTCCAGGAAATCTTTGCTCAGGCCAACCCTGGTAGGCCGGGGAAGAACGCTGACGGTCATGATCTTGTCCGCAACTGCCTCTTCCGGCACCTGATAGGCGATTTTACCCAGGAGGGCATAGGTAGCGGCAATCATACCGTCTGCCCGGTGAACCGTGGCAGAGAGGCCGTATTTGTGCTTTGCTGCCAGAGAACTCAGCACCTTGGAAAACTGCGTGACTGCGGTGGGTGTCCCGGCGACCCGGTGGCACTCGTCTACGATGATGCACCCCCAGGTGTCCCGGTACCGGTCAAGGTCGATATTGCACATGGTCTGGACCGTGGCGAAGGTGATCGCCTTGCCGATTTGCACCTTTCCCTCCGTGATGGTTCCAGTCAAGGCCAGACTCATGTATTGTTCCGCTCGGTTCTTGCTCTGCAAAAGCAAGTCCCGGGTATGGGTCAGCCAGAGGGTTTTTTGGCCTATCTCACAGGCCAGGGCAATACCTATCTGGGTTTTCCCGGAACCGGCAGGACTTTGCAATATCCCTCTCCCGCTCTCCGCCAAGGCCGCTTTCGCCGCCTCCTGGTAATCATAGAGCGGAATGTTGCACCGGTAATCAACCCGAGGCTGCGGGGCAAAGGCCATGGACACATCGGTGAACGGAGCCAGCCGAAGAACATCATTGAAACAGCCATAGGGAAGCACCAAGGTATCGCCGTCCCATTGCATGAGGTACAGCTTTTGCGGGGTATTCCCCAAGTAGAAGTTCATCCGGGCTTTCTTGGCGTAGTCCGGGTTCGCCAGCACCAGGTTCTTCTTGCACCAGGCCAGCAGCTCAGGAGTGGGGTCGTCAATGCGGAGCTGGCTCGAAACCGTCATGTGCATTTCGACACCCACTCTTCCAGGGTAATCCCGAACTGCTTGATCTCCGGCCAGTACAGCGATCTCCGGGTCAGCATGGCTCTCTCCATGTTCTCAAAGGAAATGAACCACACCTCACCGGTGGTCATTCTCAGGGCGAACCAGCCCTCGCCGTTCCCGGTCTGCCGCCAGAGGGTCATTGCGGAATACTGGTTTTCCTCGACCCTCTCCAAGCGGAAAATGTCTTTCTCACACACTTTGCAGTCAATGGGATAGCTCTTGCCGTTTCGGGCCGCAATCACATCAAAGGGCTGGCCCTGGCTCTTCTGAGCGAGGTTGTGCGCCCAGAACCCGTACCCGGAAAGGCTGATACAAAGCTGTTGCTCAAAGGAGGTTCCTGTCTTGCGGTTATTATTGGTCATGTCGTTGTCCCTTCACACTTTCACCGCCCCTTCCGGGGCGGGATTGTTTTGGATTACAGATCAAACGCAGAAGCCGAAGGACACGCCATAACTGTAGCCGGCGAAGTTAGTGCTGGCGTAGCCCGAACTGTCCACACGGCAGAAATAGTTGGTGTTGCCGGAATTAGGCGACCGCTCCCACCGCCATCCACGCTCACCGTCAGGGTACTTTTTCGCATAGGAGAAGTCCTCCTGCCGGTACAGCTCATACCAGTGACCTTCCCCGCCGTTGGAGTAGATTTTCCGGCCAAAGATTTCCTGCTCGGACAGAAGGAAGAGCGGATCAACGGTTTCGATCATCTTCGGCTTCTCGTTGTCGCCGCCCTCGCAGGTGTACTTGACCACGGGAGTGATGACTTCCACCAAATCGTCAGGCAGCAGGTTCCGCACATCACCGTGAAGCCACTTCCGCATGAAACTGTCCTTCCAGGAGGTCAGGTTGGTCATCTTGTGGTTCATCACCTGGCGGTCAGGCCAGAAGTCCACCAGCTCCCAGGTGATCGGCACAGGAACATCGTGCTTGTCGAGGTCGTGGTAGAAACCGATGATCTGAACCTTGATGGTCACACCGTTCTTCAACTTGACGGTCTTCTGGTCACCGAGCCGGAACATCATCTGAGCGAGGCCGCTGTCACAGATTTCCTTGATCTGCCGCCAGCTCATGTCTTCCGGGGTCTTACGGGCCATGAGGGAGAAGGAAGCCGCCTCCCACCGGTGGTTGAGCATGACACTCAGGGGAGAAGCCGCCCAGAGATTGTGCGTCTGCTGCTTGGCTTTCAGGCCGTCCAGCTCCTTCTTCAAGGTGATATTCTCTTTCTCCATCCGCTCAAACTCGGCGGAGAGCTGAGAGATGATCTCTTTCATGTGAAAATCTCCTTTGCATTTTCCGAAATGTCTGATATAATCAGAGTGAGCTTTTACGCTTGCCGTGGATGGGACTGCACTCCCGTCTGCGGCTTTTCTTTTTCTGGGGAATGTAGGGGTCAAACGCTCCGGCCAGCTTGCAGAAGACATAGAAGAGAGCCAGGGCAATGACCATGTAAAGCGTTCCGGTGCCGAGGGCCATCGTGTTCTGCTCAATGGCACCAACCAACCCCAACAGCCAGAAAAAGGAGAGAAATGCCAGGGTTCCGAATACCCGTTTCATTCTGTTACCTTCTTCCACACATACTCTTCTCCGGTCTTCTTTCGGTACCAGTCCTCAAACTCGGCCCTGTGTACGGGGTCAGTGAAATACTCCCGCACGATCTGAACCAGCAACAGGCTTGCGGCTCTGGCCTGGGCTTGTACTTCCGGTACGAAAGCACTCACGGCTCTCCGCATGACCCCATCCGCATCCGGTACTTTTGCAGAATGTCGAGGGAGCGGCGCAGAATTTCGTCTGCCTTTTCACCGGTACGGACACCGGAGAGAGTGGCGGACATTTCGTACTTGTCCGTCATCAACCCTTCATCGGAAAGCTGCCGAATGAGCCAGGTGAATGTCAGGCTCTCACCGGTGACAAGCTCTCTGATCTGCTCCCGAAAGCTCTTGCGCTCCTGCTCAGTCAGCCGGATAACCGGAGTATCGGGAGTCCAGTACGGACGAGGTGTGGGGGTTCCCGCCATCATGCGACCTCCTTTCTTTGAATTACAACTAAAGTTATAAATAATCCTTGCAAGGGAAAATCTCTTATGCTATACTGAACTTGCCACAGTACAATAAGCATTAGCGATTTCCTTTTGACACAGGAGCCGAATTTCTTTTCAAAGAAAGAGATTTGACCCCTCGGATTGTTGTTGCCTGTTTTGTAACTTTCGTTGTTGATATGAGTATATCGTAGTTATCGTACTTTGTCAATAGGCAATTTCGTAGTTTTCGTATTTTATATAAGAGGCTTTTACGGAGGAACACAGTATGTTCAAAACGAGATTTGAGCAATTATGTAATGAACGCAAAATTTCCCCAGCAGCGGTATGTGAAGCTATTGGTTTATCAAACAGTGCATATAGCAAATGGACTGAAAATTCTTTACCTCGCAATACTACCCTATTGAAGATTGCTGAGTATTTCAATGTATCAATAGCATACCTAAAGGGTGAAACCGATGACCCCGACATAACTTTGAAAGAGCGTTTATTCCCGGAAATTGCTACGGACTTACGGAAAAAGCCGCTTGATGGTGAAAACATCAATATTCCTGAATTTTGTCAGACTCTTTTATTCTTCTTTGAAAACTGTGATGCACCTGGTCAACTGCGCATAATCCAATTAGCCATGAATGAATATGACCGAACACAAAAAGAAAAAACAAATCCAACGAAAGACTCTGCTATCGGCTAAGATCATCGACCTATCTGAATGGAGAAAGACGCTATGAAAATCACGAAATTTCCCATTGACCTCTCCATGCTGACCGAAGAAGAGATAGACCAGTTCCGGCAAGACCCTTCCACACTTTTTGAAGGGGACACCGATGTATGTTTATATCTCCGGTTCAGCTCTGAACGGCAACGGGAACAATCCATTGAAGGGCAGCTCCGTGATTGCCGAACCTTTTGCAAACTGAATAGCTACCGCATTACCGCCATCTATGTAGACCGAGCTACCACCGCCCGGAAAGATGTAGAGAAGCGAGTTCACTTCCAGGAGATGATACGGGACAGCGAGAAAAAACCCTGGGAGTATGTGGTTGTTTGGAAGCTCGACCGCTTTGCCCGGAACCGGACAGACAGCGCACTCTTCAAGTTCCGGCTCAGGAAGAACGGCGTAAAGGTCATCTCTGCCACCGAAAACATTTCCGAGAAACCAGAGGGTATTATCCTTGAAGCTGTGTTAGAGGGCATGGCCGAATTTTATTCCGCTGACCTCTCACAGAAAATTACCAGGGGCATGAGGGAGTCCGCCTTGAAATGCCACAGCATAGGGGGTCATGTCCCTCTCGGTTATAAAATTGAAGATCACAAACTGGTCATCAATCCGGCAACCGCTCATATCGTCCAAGAGGCTTTTGAACTCTATGCCAACGGGGAAACCGTGGCCGACATTTGCCGTATATTCAACACAAAGGGCTACCGTACAGCCAAGGGCGTAGAGTTTAACCGGAACAGCTTCAAGTCTATGTTCCGCAATAAGCGGTATATCGGGGTATATACCTACAAGGACATAGAGGTTGAAGGTGGGGTTCCCGCTATCATTGACAAGGAACTGTTTGAAACGGTTGGCCATAGGCTCTCTAAGAACGCAGAAGCCCCGGCAAGGGGCAAGGCCAAGGTAGATTACCTCCTGGCGGGAAAGCTCTTCTGCGGCCATTGTGGAGGCTCTATGAACGGGGAAAGCGGCACCAGCAAGACCGGAGCCATCCACAACTACTACACCTGTTACACCAGGAAGCGGAAACACGCTTGTGATAAAAAGCCCTTAAAGAAAGATTGGATAGAGTATATCGTGGCGCAGGACGCTATGGAGCTGTTGACCGATGATACAATTCAAGAGCTTGCAGATATGGCGATCTCTCAAACGGAACAGGACTTGCGAGAAAATACCCGTATTCCTGAACTTACAGACCGGATGAAAGAAACCGAGAGTGGCATTACCAATATCACAAAGGCTATCGAAAAGGGTATTGCCTCTGACGCTCTCATGAACCGCCTTGTAGAGTTGGAAAAGGAAAAGAAAAATCTTCTCCGGCTCCTGGCCGAAGAAGAGAAGTATGTCTGTAAAATTGAGCGGAGCCAGATTGTTTACTGGCTGACCGAGTTCAAGGGAGGCCGTATTGAGGATGAACGATACCGGCGCATTATCATAGACCTCATGATAAATTCAGTCACGGTTTGGGACGAACCTGACGGGTTCCGTATCACCACCGCATACAACCTGACCTCCTGCAAGAGTAAGACTTTACGCATAGCCCCTTTGAATGCCCCTATCCGATCTGAACAAATGCATGTCATTGTTTGGATTGGGTAGGGTCAATTTATGCCTGAACTTTTTGCACTGCAAGGAGGTCAGAATTTCCTATAGTTCTTGCCTTGAGTCATCTGCAAAATAAAGACAGGACAAAATCAAAATACAAAACATGTAATCGGCCGGATTCGAACCCCTGATATGTCAGCAAACCGCTCCCCCTCACTTGCTGTTCATGAATGCCTCTTCCACCCGACAGGGTATGCGGTTTTTCAACGTGCGATGCGGCCGCTGTGTGCTGTAAAGCTCGATGTACTCGATGCAGGAGGCAAGACATTGTTTGAAGTCTGCCTCGGAGGTATAATCCTTCCGGTAAAGCTCTTCCTGTTTTAGTGTGGCGGAGAATGACTTAGCGACAGCGTTGTCATGGGGACGCCATGAATTGGAGAAGGATTGTACTACAGTGTGCGCATGAAACAGCTGTCTGAACTGATGAGATGTGCTCCTGCCAGTTGATGTCACCCCCTTGCAGATCGCGCAGTAGTTGCCCTGCCGCATCCCGGTGGCGATGATAAGCTTGAGGTAGGTCTCGTACTTGAGTTTTCTTCCTCCAGTGCAGAACTGCGTCCTGCCAAGGAGACAGGAGTAAGAGGGAAGTAAAAAAGAGGGGATGTCAACAGGCATCCTCTCCTGCGTGAAAGAAAGGGGGATACAAAATAGAACCCGTGTGTTTCATGGGCCTAAAGTCAAAAGTTAAGACAGCAAATTATAAACGGAATCTAAAAAGATGTTCCAATGCCAATTGTCCGGCAGTGCACTTCTCGGCAATGGATAAAACGAATGAGTAGTTACAAGAAAAATGGGGTATTACGGCACACCGCAAAAGGTTTCCGGATTTGTCATGTGCTTCTCCAATGATTCAGCAGGCCCATCCGGCAGAGGGATGCTGTGTTTTAACAGGGCGGTATTGAAGTGGGATGCATTGCCGCCTTCTTCCATTTCTGCAAAGGCGGCAATGCGGCAATTAAGTATATTACGGCTTAGAGAACTCCATATTTTATTTATGCATACGGAGGAAAGGGAACGAAGTCCCTTTCCTCCGTACTGTTCAGTATGC